ATTATTCTCCTTGTTTGATTATATTAAGTTAAGTTTATCTAAGAAATTCTTAACATCGTTAGGCATTTCTCGATTATCTAATTCTACCATACGTTGCTGCTTCTCCGCAAGTCGTGTTGAGGAACTCCAAGTATGGACATCTATCTCTGTATTATTAGTCTTTTGTGTATGAGATATTGCTCCGAATACCGCCCCACAGACGGCATCGGCTAGATCTTTTGATTTTTTGCGTGGGTGGTCAACCCTATTACCTTTCATAATTTTTAATTCTGACATTTCTTCTAACAAAATTGGAATCATAGGGATAGCAACACGCTCTTCATAAATCATCATAGCAAGATCTTCATAGTGTTTTTTAGCAACCGAAACTGTCTCTGTTCTAATTCCAACTGCCTGTAATTCATTTTGAATATCAAATGATTGCCAACGATCAAAAGAAACCATGCCAAGATTAAAACCTTCTCTACGTAAATTAATAATCCATTGTTTTACCTCTGATAAGTTTACTGGTCCTTCTGCTTTTGGTTCCCACCAAGCAACGGCATCAACAATAACAATAGGCGCTACTTGCTCATAATCTTTAATAACTTGAATGTTGACCCATTTATCAACGTGAGCAATAGCAACAGCACACTTGTCATGTTTTTGTGCAAGGTCAGCATGTATATAATAAGTTTTATCTGGGTCTGGTTTAAAGGTTTCATCAAACCTTCTAAACGAATCTAGTGGGTTTCTAGTGTTCATGCATTTTTCTAATTTTTCTTTTTGTTTAAAGAAGGCATCAGATGCAAAGGTAGGAACACACGCAAAGCGCATCATGGCATCTGCTAGGTCTGTATAAAATGCCAATTTAAAATCATCTATTTTGCGGGTAGGGTTTACTTCCCATGTTGGTCTTTTAAGTGCTAAAATTTTTGGAACCTTGTAAGAAATAATATCATCTTCTTCCCAATTAATTTCAAACTGATTATTGACATCATCATGTGGTAGGTTTTCATTCATAATAAAGGTATGTTTCTTTTCTACTGTTTCTTTTTCTGCAATTACATCATCATATCTTTTAGAGATAAAGTCTCCTGGATACCGTGGAAAAGAAAGTAAAACAACTTTACCAAGATCAGGAAAACGAGAATCTACAGAACCACGAAACGCTTTATAAATATTTTCTGCAGTTTTGCCTTGTTCATTTCCAGTTCCAACTTCAGATGCAAAACCAGAAATTTCATCAAGCACTGCAAGTAATAAGTTTAACCCTTCATGTGATTCTCTTTCAGAGTGACCAGAGTAAACAGTAATTGATTTATCAAACTCTACGGAGTCTGCTTTAGCATTATACTTACCTGCAAACCAAGGAGATTTTTCAATCTTTGTTTTAAATCCTTTAAAGAAAACATTTTTTGCTTGTTGTGCGTTAATAGCAACGTTAATTAAATCTATTGCATCTCCACTTGGTTTTCCGAAATATCTTGCAGGATCTTTAAGACATAATAACTTATAAACAATATAAGCACAAGCAACAGTAGAGGTGAAGTCTTTACCAGAACCTTTGCCCAACTGTAGGATGATTTCGTTTTTTGTGTATTTTTCATAATACCTTGCCCCTTCTACAGAACCGTATAGTTCTTGTAAATCTTCTTTTTTATAAATTTGACTCATTGCCTCTACTACGTCATATTGAATTGAAGACAGCGGTGGCTGCCCTAAATAATCAGAAGACTCTACAAAGGTTTTAACGTCTACTGGTATTGCCTCAAATTGATTTTCTTTTAATACTTCAAAAAAATCATTGAACGTCGTGGACAATTGTAATTACCTCTCCCTCTTTAGCAATTTGAGAAAGACGATTCATAATTAAATCACGAACCTCTGGATGACTTGAGGCGATGTCTCTAAGTATTTCAACTAATACATCTTGCCTTCTTTCAATCTGAACCATTTCTTCTGCAAGTTCTTTGTTTTCTAATAGCCCAGCCTTTTGCAACATTTCAATTCTAGATTTTTCAATATCCATAACTAACTTAATTGCTTGAGTTTTTGCACTAAGATTATTTGTCATTGATGCCTCATCAATAACTTCATAAGACCTTGTGATTAGTTTAGTATAGTGTGCGTCTGCACCAGCAAGTGCTTCTTTAGCACGAGCACGAATAGCATCGTTAGCAGATGCCATAACTTTCCACTCATTAATCAATGCAACTACACGAGTGCGTGGGATATCTAACTCTTTGGATATCTTTGTAGGATCTTGTCCTTTAAGATATTCAGTTACAACTTTATTTACTTCATCAAGATGATTAATTAAATCTGTTTCAGTTGACATGTTTTTCCTTTGCTATTTTTAATAAGACAAGGTACCCAATAAGATCGTCAATGTCGTTATCTCCAACATACTCTGTGCCTTTCATAAGTCTGCTTAATTTATCATCAATTCTAACTCTAAGTTGCTCTACTGGATCTGCTTTGCTAAAAATTCTAACTGGATCTAGTGCAGAGTCTCCATATGTGATATTTTTTTCAATTAACATTTGTGCAATTGTTAAACAGTTTGTAAGAATGGCGTTTCCAGATGGAGCACCAAGAGAATGCAAATATAAATCATTATAATTAAAATGATCTACATCGTCATACACAGGTTTTAGTTTCATCTTTTTGATTTCCTTAACCCAAATTTTGCAAGGTAAACATAGATTGTTTCTATGCTTGCCCCGCATTCTTTGGCAATCTCTTCTGGAGATTTTTTGTCCATAAGATATCTCTTACGCATAAAAACCTCTGACTTATACAGTTTACCACTCATAAGATTATTTGTCAACCCCCAAAGCCTTATTCCAGTTATTTATAGCCCAATGACCAATTCCGACTGCATCTGCTACATCATTGTCTGATATATCCTTATCGTACTGCATATTGATAAACCTAATAGTCTTTTGCTTTCTTATCTCTCTTTCATTTGATTTATGCCATGCTTCTGATTTCCCTGGATTTTTTGATCTTATAAAAAACTTTTCATCTTTAGTAAGTTTTCCATTGCCTATAAATATTTGCCAAGTAATTGGGGCTACAGTTCCTATAACTTTTGTACCAGTTAGTCCAGCAGCGCCTAGAAGTGCTCCCTGAACAAGGGCTAGGTCAGCAGCAACTTTTGGAGAGTTCATGAATACAGTATGTTCAATAACAATAGCCTCAAACCCACCATAGTATTCAAAGAAAGCCTTTGTTTTTTTACAAGCATCCATTACTTTTTCATATGTACTGTTTCCTTTAAAATTTATTTTACCTACTGCTTCCAATGTTTTTTGTTGGGTATCAAACAAAGCAAAAGCAAGACTGTTAGTGCTAGCATCAATAGCACAGATAGTTTTAGGTAAAGACTCTATGCCCCACTTATTCTTGTTCATAATCAAAAAATCCTTTTATTTGTTTTAACATTTTATCAACTTCTTTTTTACTTACATTACAATTAGAACAAAATCCAGACTCATTATATATAGATAGTTGTTGGCCACATCCACCAATACATTTTCTAACTTTACCAATTCGTTTTTGTCTTCGTGTTATTTGATATCGTTCTACAATTTTATCTTTTGTTGCAGCATTTCTACACTTTTCCCCGCAGTAAATTTGATAACTTACGTTGGGGGTAAAAGCATTGTTACACTTTTCACAAAGTTTCACTAAGCCCCTCAAGAGGTTTTATTTTAAGAACCCCAACATCCGCCTCTGCACAGGCTTTTTGAATAGGACAACCTTTGCAGATTTTTGAGTTAGACCTATATGTTTTAACTGGAATTTCTCTATCTACCCAAGCCTTACGAACCTGTCTCATCCAATCAAATGAGTAGTCAATCCATTTACGATACTCATTATTAACTTGAACTGGAAGTGTTAATAACTCATGATTGTTTTTATTTTCATAAATTAAAACACCTTTATCTTTATTTAATATTTTCATATACATTAACAACTGCATTAAGTGCCCACTCTTGGGCTTTCTGTTTGCTTTTTTGTATTCAAACCCATCATTTGGCATTGTTTTAATTTCGGCAACAATAGACTGTCCATTAAAATCAAGCATGGCATCGCCATAACCAAAAATTGGTGGATCATCCGATTTAACTGTAAACTCTAATGCAGGATGTTTTTGTTTGCCATATTTTCTTTCTGCTGTTTCAAATTCCATACTTTTATCAAGAACATTACCATTAATCATTGCATCTTGAATTCTGTCATGGCTTAAACTTCCGCTGTTTCTATTTGCTACGCCATAAGGATCTGCATTGTCATAAAATACTGCTCCATCAAATGCAAGGTACCAGAAACGAGCACACTCTCCAGAACCCCAAGCCAATCCAGATGGTGAGAAAGAATATTTCTTAGTAAACTTTGGTTTAATGTCAGCAATATATCCTTGCTGAATAGCATCTACCAAACCTTCTGTATACCCAGTATCTTCGTTATGCTTTGTTTCTTCCTGCTTAATCATAATCTGTTTTAATAAATTTTTACTCATTTTATCCCCTTGTTTTATATAAGTATAGCAGGTTAGCGTATTATATATTTGAGTGCTGACACTAAGTTGTTAATTGATTCTGCTGCCGTGAAATATATGTTCTTTTTTGCCCTGTCACTCTTGTCTACATTAGCCATCCAAGTTGCCTTAAATGACATCTTTGCTGCAATGGCCTGAAGTCTTACAATCTCTACGGTAGCAACATTAAGTGGCACATCTGGTTTAATGATTAACTTAGCAATCATTGTTAAAGCGGTTGTCAACTCTTCGTCTTTCATATAGTCAGCAATCTCAGTTAAACCATTAACCATATCTATCGTTGTTCCTGTTGGCTGAACCTGTTCTGTCATTTTATTTCTCCTCTGTTAATTGTTCTAAAAGATCCATTTCAATTATAGCAAGTCTTACCTTGGTATTACCCTCTCCTAATACAACAATAATTGCAGGAGATTTATCTGTTCCTGATTTAATAGAATCAGTTACAGCCTTAGCCCACACGTCCTTGTTTAAAGTAAAGGATTTGCTAACTTCTTTAAAATCAACAACAAAATTTCTCCAAGTTGCATCTCCTTTTTTATTATTACGACCTGAATTTTTGTGTTGCTTAGCACCAATTCTTTTGGACTCACTTCTTTCACTCATTTGTAAAATCTCTTTTCTTTCTTTTAGGTGGTACTAG